ATACGACGCGCGCGCTGGACCGTGAGTAAACCGCGCGCGCACCGTCGCGCCCGTGATAGCACGCAATAAAAAAACTACGCGGGATAAATAACCCCCGCGTTTGACAACTTATTGTACAGCGTTAAGAAATGCGCGGCGTTGACTAGGTGTCAACGCGTTAAACTTAGTCATTAAAGCTTTGACAGGATCAACGGCGCGAGACTTGCTAACTTGTTTCACAAAGTATTTAGCAACAAGGCGTTTCCAAACTTGCGACGCGGCGTTGTTGCGCGTGTCACGCGACGACGTGTCGCCGTCGTAGAATTGGAATGAATGGCCGCCCGTAGTCTTGTAGTTACATTTAAACCGCCGTGCAATCGTCGCGGCCATTGCGTTTAAGAGCGCAACGCTAAATTCCCTATTTTTCGACGCGTACGTCGCAACAACGTTAACGTAGTCTTGCCATGCGCCTGTCACGGTGTCGAGTGCGGCTACCAACTGTTGCTCGGATTTGTTTAGTTTGATTGTGTTCATGGTATTTCCCCTTATAAATAAAATTAATGCGCGTGTGTCAACGCGACACACGCGTTGCTACAGTGCTACGACGCGCGCCGATTACTCGGCGGCGCCGTAACATTCGTTGAGGCCAAGATCAACGCCAAGGCCGAATGCCTGCTTAATGTTTGCATCTCTTATTGCATCGTAGATTGAGAGAGCTTCTTTTCTTTCATCGTTAAACCCTAATTCGTATCCGCGTTGAAAAGCATTTGTTAATTCGATTAATTGATTGTTCATGGTATTTCCCCTTATAAAAGATGAATAAAAAAGCCAAGCGAATATCCACTTGGCTTGCCTATATTATATCATGCCACCACAATTCGTTGCCAAAAACCCTTTACAAAAATGGCCCTTTTTACCCCACCCACTACCCACCACCCCTAAATGCCGTGCACGCCGCCATTGGACTACGACAGTGTTTTGTAACCACTATAGAAATTTTTGCCGACTGTAAAGCATTTTACATTTAGGCAGCCCCCACGGGCGGCGCACACGGCGTTACATGGTATACGGTACTACGGCGTTACGTGGTATACGGCACTACGGCGTTACAAAGAAAAAAAACCCGCTAATCGGGGGGGACTAGCGGGTTAACATCTTTTCGATGCTGTGAATAAAACCACAGGAGAAACATCAAGCGCGACTATTGCACTACGATGTAAAGTCAGTATAATCAATTTAACTAAATCTAACAAGCGCTTATGAGATTCTTTAATCATTTACTAGGCGACCCTGACGCACCGCCTCCACCACCCAAACCAGAACCAACTGCGTTTGACCCCGTGGCGTGGTTAGAAAAGATGGGTGTTAAGGACATTGATGACTCTACAAAATCATCGCTTATTAGTATAAATAGCGAGTTAGAAAAAACACTTGACGCAGTAGACACCATAACGGCGCAGCGCAAGGCTCTCACCATGGCTAAGGCACCCCCCGCCGTTAGGCGAACGGTGGGTACGCTTAGTACACATGACTGGCTATTTACAGAGCACATTCAAGAGATACGCGGTTACGCCGTTAATAAACTGCTTGAAGAAGTTGAGAACTCAAGGGATGGTAGGGTGCGCTTAAAAGCACTTGAGCTCTTAGGTAAGATTACAGAAGTGGGGTTATTTACTGAGCAAGTTAAGGTAGCCCGTAACCAAATGTCAGACAAAGAGTTGGATAAACAAATTCAAGAGCGCTTAAAGGTGTATGCTACGCTTAGTAAACCGGCTTCCGTTGTTGAAGGCGAGATCGTTTTAGAAAACGCGACGGCTCCTGAGTCTCATATGTTAGAGGAAAAAGATGGACCAACAGCTGATTGATCAGTTGATTAGTGGAGAAATATCCCTTGACCTGCTAACCCCAGCTCAGAAAGAACAGTTTATTGCGTTAATGGACGAGAAAATACAACGTGTTAAGTCTACTAACGCGCATAAAGACCTGATCTCTTTTGCCGATGCTGTATATCCTAACTACTCAGTGGGGCAGCACCATAAAATAATGGCAGAGATTTTTAAGGACGTAGCTGAGGGCCGTAAGCGCCGTGTCATTATTAACATCGCGCCGCGCCACGGCAAATCTGAGCTCACGTCTTATTTGTTTCCCGCTTGGTTTTTAGGGCAAAAGCCCGATGCCAAGATAATTATGGCGACCCACACCGCGTCCCTATCCGAGGATTTTGGCCGTAGGGTGCGTAATTTAATTAACTCCGAAGATTACAAGAAGGTGTTTCCCAATACGAAACTTGCTGACGACAGCAAGAGTGCCGGCGCTTGGAACACCACGGCAGGAGGTAAATATTACGCAGTCGGTGTGGGGGGTGCCTTAGCAGGTCGTGGTGCTGACTTGTTAGTTATTGATGACCCGCATTCAGAACAAGACGCCAAGAGTGGTACGCGTACGGTGTTTGATCAGGCGTGGAGCTGGTACCAAACCGGTCCTCGTCAGCGTTTGATGTGGGGTGGGGCTATCATCGTGGTGATGTGTATGACCGGAGACACTCCAGTGTTAATGGCTGACGGCACTGAAAAAGAACTACGATATATTCGTCCGGGAGATGAAGTGGCTACGTTTGAGAATGGCGCAGTGACTACTTCCAAAGTTTTAAATTGGCAGTCAAATGGTATTGATTCCATATACAAGGTACGCACACAATCTGGTATAATTGTTCATGCAAACGAGAGACATCCGTTTCTTGTAGATGATGCCGGAAACTTAAAATGGAAACGACTGAACGAGCTAAAACTGGGGGATATACTTGTATCGTTGAAGGGTGCAACCGTCCAGCAAGAGCCAAAACAAAGCCCGGGATGTGTGCGCCGTGTATGTCAAAAGATTCGTATCATCGTCGCCACCCCGAAGCGCCACATAAAGAATTGGGCTTTCATGGTAAGTGGAAAGGCGTTAAGTGCACTGAGTGCGATAAGCCCGCAGTTTCTAAAGGACTTTGCGCAGGGCATTACAGCAGCAAGCGCTGGGCCGACGGGCACAACCGGTCCACTCCCGAAAAAAGAAGAGAAAAGCGAATTAAAAGTCGATACGGGATTACCCTTGCAGAATATGACGCTCTGTACAAAATACAAGATGGAAAGTGCGCAGTGTGCGGGCAACCTCCCGGAAAAAATGTCAGAGCTCATTGGGGGGGTAAACTCTGTATTGATCACTGTCATGACAGCGGTAAAGTGCGCGGCCTCCTTTGTAATGACTGCAATCTCGCCGTGGGCTATGGGAAAACAGCAGGCATCCTTAAACGCGCCGCTAAGTACTTACAGCGTTTCGAGGGATCAGATAGTTGAGATTGTCGCTGCTGGGAAAGAGGAAGTTTTTGATGTACAGATCGAACGTACTGAAAATTTTATTGCCAACGGCCTTGTAAGTCACAATACGCGCTGGTCACAGGTGGACTTAACTGCGCGCTTGATAGAGCATCAGACACGTAACCCCGACGCTGACCAGTGGGAAGTGATTGAGTTTCCTGCGATTTTACCTAGTGGCAAAAGCTTGTGGCCAGAGAAGTGGCCCTTAGAAGAGTTGATGAAAACGCGGGCGACGATCGATGCGCAGTATTGGAACGCGCAGTACATGCAGGATCCGACCTCTGAAGAGGCAGCGATTATTAAACGAGAGATGTGGCGTGAGTGGACGCTAGAAGAGCCACCGTCATGTACGTTTATTATTCAGAGCTGGGATACGGCGCACGAGACTAAAACGTCCTCTGACTTTTCCGCGTGCACGACGTGGGGCTTGTTTATTAATGAGGGGGAGGGTGATACCATGCAGCTTATACTGCTGGATGCCTTCCGAGGACGTTATGAGTTTCCAGAGTTGAAGAAAAAAGCGGCTGACCACTACGCTGAATGGCAGCCGGACATTTGCATTATTGAGAAGAAAGCAGCGGGGGCACCTCTTATACAAGAGTTACGTCGGGCCGGTATACCGGTACAGGAGTACAGTCCGTCGCGTGGGAATGATAAAACAGTGCGTATTAACGCAGTTGCCGATGTGTTTGCTTCCGGTAAGGTATGGGCACCGCCTACGAGGTGGGCGCAGGATGTGATAGAAGAGATGGCCGCATACCCACAAGGTGAGCATGATGACTTGGCCGATACGGCCACACAAGCCATTCTGCGTTTTAGGCAGGGTGGGTTTTTAAGATTAGCGAGTGACGAGGACGAACGTACCCCATGGTATCGACCCCGGCGCGCAGCTTACTACTAAGGATAAATCATGGCGAACAATATAGTAAAACCCTATTACGCGGGCGGACCAACCGACCCTCTAGCACCTGCAGAACAAGATAACACACCCATTGTTGTACACGTTGAAGATCCCGAAGCTATCGAGGTGGGACCCGCTGGGGGCCCTATGGTGCGCATAGAGTTTGGTGAGATGGACGATGATGAGTTCTATGAGAACTTAGCAGAACATCTTGAGCCAGAGGAGCTCTCTGAGATTGGCATGGACTTGCTGGAAGATATTAATAATGACTCTACTAGTCGTGATGAGTGGGAGAAAACCTATAAAGAAGGCGTTAATCTTCTTGGTTTAACTTACGAAGAGCGTGCAGAACCATGGGATGGTGCGTGCGGCGTATACCACCCAATGATAACGGAAGCGATTGTGCGCTTCCAAGCAGAGACGATAACTGAGACATTTCCCGCTGCGGGGCCTGTTAAGACTAAAATATTGGGAGAAGTGACTCCTGAGAAAGAAGAATCCGCTGAGCGCGTGCGCGATGACTTGAATCATATCTTAGTTGATGAGATGCCTGAGTTTAGACCAGAGCATGAGAAGATGTTGTGGAACGTGGCGATGGTGGGTTCAGCGTTTAAGAAGGTGTACATGGACCCATCGCTAGGAAGGCAGACAAGTGTGTTTGTCCCCGCGGAGGACATACTACTCCCTTATGGCTCATCAGGTGAGTTAAGTACCACCGAGCGCGTTACTCAGATTATGCGTAAAAGTAAGAATGAGATTAAGCGCTTAATATACGATGGGTTTTATAAAGACTTTGACGTGAGCGATGCTTACGCGCAGCGCATCGATGATATAGCCAAAGCGAAAGATCGTGAGACAGGGATGAAACCTGTTAATGATGACCGCCATTTATTATTTGAAGCTTTGGTGTATTTGGAATTGCCGGGCTTTGAGGATAAAGATGAGGATGGTCGTAAAACAGGGCTTGCGCTGCCCTACGTCGTGACTGTGACTGAACAGGGGGATGTGTTGTCTATTCGCCGCAACTGGCGTAAAGATGATAAAGCTAAGCAGCCCCGTCAGCACTTTGTGCACTACCAGTACATACCGGGCTTTGGCCCTTACGGGTTCGGGTTAATACACTTGATCGGTGGTTATGCCAAAGCTGCTACATCCATATCCAGACAGTTGATCGATGCCGGTACGCTCTCTAACTTACCCGGTGGGTTGAAAACAAACGGGCTACGCATTAAAGGCGATGACACGCCGATCGCACCCGGAGAGTTTAGGGATGTGGACGTTGGTGGGGGTACGATACGCGACAACATCATGCCGCTACCCTATAAAGAGCCTAGCCAGACGTTGTACAACTTGTTGGGTAATTTGATCGAGGAAGGACGTGCGTTCGCATCCAGTAGCGATGCGGTTATCTCTGACCTATCTAACCAAGGGCCTGTTGGTTCGACCTTGGCTATTTTAGAGCGCTCGCTCAAAACCATGTCGGCAGTTCAAGCGCGTATTCACTACAGCTTCAAGCAAGAGATTAAGTTAATCGCTGAGATTGTTAAAGAGAATGCGAGTGATGACTACGGGTATGACGCCGAGTTTAATGGGCGTAAAGCTAAGAAGCAGGACTACCAGCACACCGACATTATTCCGGTAAGTGATCCCAACGCCAGCACCATGGCGCAACGCATTGTGCAGTATCAAGCTGTTATGCAGATGGCGCAGACAGCGCCTCAGATATACGACTTGCCGTTCTTGCACCGTGAGATGCTGACAGTTCTTGGGGTTAAGAATATCGACAAGCTTATACCTGACACGGAGAATGCCAAACCGACGGATCCCGTGACCGAGAACTTGAACGCTCTTGAGGGTAAACCACTGCAAGCCTTCGTGTTTCAGGACCATGAGTCGCATATTAAAGTGCACCAGATGGCTATGCAGGACCCGCTCATTCAGCAGTTGATAGGTCAGAACCCACAAGCGCCAGCCATCCAAGCGGCCTTACAGGCTCACTTAGCACAACACGTTGGCTTCGCCTACCGCGCCAAAATGCAGCTTGCCATGGGTATGCCCATACCGCAGCCTGATCAACAGATCCCAGCACAAGCTGAGATACACCTCTCACAAGTTATGGCGCAGGCTGCGCCGCAGGTGCTTCAGCAGTCTAAACAGCTGGTGGCACAACAGCAAGCCGTACAGAACCAGCAGGATCCGGTTATTCAGCAGCAGTTACAGGATCAGCAGTTGCAGATGGCTGAGCTCCAGCGTAAGCAGAAGAAAGATGAGCAGGACTTTATTATTGCTCAGAAACGTCTCGCCCTTGATGAGAAACGTGTTGATAGCGAGATGCACGCTAAAGGCATACAGCTTGGGCTTGATGCCGCTGATAAGAAAGCGCAGCTGGCCTCTAAAGAGCGTACGGCGGGTGCCAAAATTGGTGCTGATATAGCCAAACATAAAGCCCAGATGGGTGATAAGGCCGTGGATCGCAAACATAAACAACGCGTGACCCGTGATGCGCAGGCCCACGACGCCGCGATGCAGATTATGCAGCAACAACAAACCCCGCCCGACAATGAAGGAGGCGCAGAATGAAGACAGTATTCGATGTAATCCTAGAGCAGCTAGAGGATCAGTCGCAAGGTTATAACACACGCCTGTTAAGTGGCGCATTTAAAAACTTTGATGAGTATCGATATGAGGCTGGCGTTTATCGAGGTCTAATGCTGGCTATTAACATAGTTAAAGACCTTGCAAAAAACATAGAGGAACAACTCGATGAGTAATGTAATTGCTCCACCAAGTGGCATAGTTTTGCCAAACGGGCAGCAAATCACCGCTGAGATTCAACACGATGCACGATCAGAAGAAGAGTATGTAGATAATACGACTCCTGAAGAAAAGGCACGTCAACTTCCAGAACCGAGAGGGTGGAAAATACTTTGTGCACTTCCCGAAGTGTCAGACAAAGTAGAAGGGTCAGATGTGATTGTACGTCCTGATCAGTACCGCAAGCAGGACGAGATTGCGACTGTTGTTTTGTTTGTAGTTAAAGTAGGACCAACAGCGTATAAAGACGAGAACAAGTTTGGGCCTAATGCAGAACCTTGGTGTAAAGAAGGTGATTTCATTATTACCCGTACATATTCTGGTACGCGCTTTAAGATTTGGGGTCGCGAGTTTCGCCTTATTGATGATGATATGGTTGAAGCAGTTGTTCAAGATCCGCGTGGCTTATCACGACACCACGTTTAATTGTCGTGCAATTTAGGAGAGAAAAATGGCTGAAGAATTTAATTTTCCCGAACCAGAAGGCGATGATGTTGAGTTAACTACGCCTATTAATCTTGGAAAGGGTGAAGATATTGAGGTTGAAATTGTAGACGACACCCCAGCACAAGATAGAAACCGTGAACCGTTGAACAAAGAAGTTGAAGATCCAACGGAAGACGAGCTACAAGCTTATAGTGAGAGCGTTAAAAAGCGTATTAACGAGCTTACACACTCTCGTCACGACGAAAGACGTGCTAGAGAAGCTGCTGAACGTGAGAAAAAAGCTCTTGAAGATTTCAGTAGACGCTTGGTAGAAGAAAATAACCGTTTAAAACAGTTTGCTACCAGCGGCCAAGAGCTTTATGGCACGACTTTGGAGTCCGCAGCGCAGTCAAAAGTACAGCTTGCCAAGGATAAACTAAAGAAAGCGCATGAAGATTTTGACACTGACGCGTTTGTTGCCGCACAAGAAGAGTTATTACAAGCTCAAATTGAGCTAGCGCAAGCTAAACAATTTAAGGCAACCCCTTTACAAATGCCAGAGACTCCGGTATATAGTAATCAACAACCTAATGTACAACAACAAGCCCCAGTAGACGAGAAGACCTCGCGGTGGCTAGCTAGAAATCCATGGTTTGGGGACCAAGCGTCTGCTGAACATGAAGAAATGACAGCTGTTGCTATGTTAGCGCACAAAAATCTAGTAAATAACGGGGTTGATCCCCGCTCCGACGAGTACTTCAAACAGATAGATGCTCGCCTACGTTCCCGTTTCCCTGAGTATTTTGGGGCCACTAAAACTTCCGAACCCGCTACAAGAAAGAGCAGTGTTGTTGCTCCTGTTTCGAGAGGAACCGGTAAAAAATCAATAACATTAACTCGGACTGAGGCGAATATAGCGAAACGTTTGGGATTGACTAACGAACAATATTATCAATACAAAGCAGCTTTAGGTAAGGAGGCTTAATCATGGCTACAAGAATGACTCGTGAAATGGAAACTCGTGAAAAAAACACAAGGGATGAACAATATGTTCCACCCGGTGCACTACCAGATGTAATTCCTGAAGAGGGGTGGGCGTATCGTTGGGTCGCAACTTATGTTATGAGTCAAGCAGATAATGCCAATGTATCTAAAAAGATGCGTGAGGGCTGGGAACCTGTAAAGGCTATCGAGCAACCACAAATGTTTGTAGATGGGAATGCTTCTGGGAATATTGAAATTGGTGGCTTGATGTTGTGTAAAGCACCGCTTGAGAAGATGAAAAAGCGTGCGGACTACTACGACAGAATAGCTCAAGGACAGATTATGTCCGTGGACAATAACTTTATGCGTGAACAAGATCCCCGCATGCAGTTGTTTATTGACCGCAAAACTAAAGTTACTTTTGGTAAAGGCAATTCCGAATAATTTTTTAAGGAGTTTTTTAAATGGCTAAAATCGCAAGTCCTTACGGTTTACGGCCCATCAGCCTCATTGGATCGCAAGATTACAATGGTGGTGGAATCCGCGAGATTCCTCTAACAGTTAATAACGCCAATGCAATTTTCAACGGCGATATGATTGTTTTAACTGATGGTGTTCCAACACCTTACACTGCTGCAACAACTGGCCCAACCACCACAGCCTCTGGCTTGATCGGTGTTTGCGTTGGTGTTCGCTATCAGTTAGCAAATGGCAATAGCTTAGGCTACCCATTATATGCTCAGTACTTACCAGCTAACGCTGTAACTGCTGGCTACGTTAACATCTTTATCCGCGTATCCGAAGATCCAGATCAGTTATTCTTGATCCAGTCTGATGGTACAACTTTCCCCGGATACACTAACCCATTAAGCTTTACTAATGGTGTACCAAACTTACCAATCGGTGCCAACGTTGAAATGGTTGTAAGCTCCACAGCTGATTCAGGCCGCGGAAGCACATTCAGCGGTAACGCTAACTGGGCATTAGCTGCTTCTACTGCTTCATTTACCAACTCTACATATGCACTACGTATTGTTGATTTCTTGAACAGCAACCAGCAAGTTCCCGGTTCCAGCAACTTTGAGAGTATTTCGGATCCATATCCTGAAGTTATTGTTAAGCTTAACTTCGGTGTGCATTCGTATTACAACTCAACTGCTCACTAAGGAGTTAAAACATGGCAACTATTACACGGTCACAACTACTTAAAGAGCTCTTACCCGGCCTTAATGCTTTGTTCGGTTTAGAGTACAAACGTTACGGTGAAGAGCATAAAGAAATTTATACGGAAGAAACTTCTGAGCGTAGCTTTGAAGAAGAAACCAAATTGTCCGGTTTCGGAGCTGCACCAGTTAAGCCTGAAGGTCAAGGTATTAACTATGATGTAGCGCAAGAAGCATGGACAACTCGTTACCAACACGAGACTATCGCTTTGGGCTTCTCTATCACTGAAGAAGCAATGGAAGATAACTTATATGATTCATTATCTGTCCGTTATACCAAAGCATTAGCTCGCGCCATGGCTTACACCAAACAGATTAAAGCCGCTTCTACCTTGAATAACGGTTTTAGCGCTCAATCTGTTGGTGGCGATGGACAGCCTTTGTTTAGTACTTCACACCCACTAGTTGGTGGTGGATACAACGCAAACCGTCCTGTAGCCGGCGTTGATTTGAACGAAACAGCTGTTGAAGCTGCAACCATTCAAATCGCTGCTTGGACTGACGAACGTGGTCTCTTGGTCGCCGCTCGCCCAGTTAAATTGGTTATCCCACCTTCACTGCAATTCGTTGCAACACGTTTGTTGGATACCAAACTCCGCACTGGAACCAATGATAACGACATCAGCGCTATCAACAACAACGGTACAATCTCACAAGGTTACACCATTAACCACTACTTGACTGACGTCAACGCATGGTTCTTGACTACCGATGTACCTAACGGGTTGAAGCACTTTGTTCGTACTCCATTACAAAATTCCATGGAAGGGGACTTCAACACTGGAAACGTTCGATACAAGTCGCGCGAGCGCTACTCGTTCGGATACAGCGATCCTTTAGGAGTCTGGGGTTCACCCGGTTCTTTCTAAGCAAATATGGCCCCCTAATACGGGGCCATTTTGTTGTTGATTTTTAACAGAAATAAGAGTATATCTGTAACCACTGGGTGATAACTTTACTCAACTGCCCCAGCAGACGATGCAACGAGAGTAAAGTGCCTTTGCATAGGAGACAAAAATGGGACGTTCTACATTTAGCGGTCCAATCTTAGCCGCTACACAACGTGAAGGAGCTTTGCGTAATGCTGGCTATTCACACATGGTTCAAACTGCAGTTATCGATTTAACTCAAACTACCGCTGGTAGCCCTAACTATTCTGGTGGTTCCGGTCAGTTTGTAACGAATAACTATGCATCTGGTTCTTTTGGTCAGAACTTAGCTGCTAACGTATATACGCCTTCCAGCACTGTATACCCATCTGTGGTTGCAACTATCCCAGCTGATAGCGCAACGGATGTGTATCGTGGTGTTGTAATGTACTTACCAGTTAACTCTGTTATCACTGGAATTAATGTAGCTGTTGGTGCAGTACCTGCGCTAACCGGCACCATTTCTTCTACTGAAGTTTATGTCTCCAACGCTTTCACTGTTGCTGGTGGTACACCTACCTACGCAATGACTAGCCCAATCACCGCAGTAGGAAACCAAACATTGGCTACCGCAACTGCAGCTGAGTTGGCAGCGCTTGCTAGCAGCTCAGTGGACATTCTTCAATCTAATGCTCCAGACGTTTCTCAAGTTGTATTTACCGTTGCTGTTGTGGGTACCGGTTTAGCCGCTCCATTTACCGCAGGTTTACTCTACTTCAACGTAAGCTACATGCAAGTAGATCAAAACTTAGGTAACACAACGACCTATCCTTACTTGAACAACGTTTAATATAAGGGGCTAAACGCCCCTTTTTACGGAGGCTAAAATGAAAGAAGAAAAGTTAAAGCACGAACATAAAATGCACCATGATCATGTTCAAGAACACTATGCTGCTGGTGGCCACATTAGCCACGTAGAGCATGTTAAAAAAGAACATGGTAAAGGTCATAGTCACGAGCACGAACAAGAGCGCGTAGAGCGTATGTGCCGTGGCGGAAAAATGTAACCGGAGATAATTCATGGGTATGCAAACAGATGTCCTATCGGTCAGTGCCACAGCAACCGGTGAGCTTGTCCCTGCGCGCACGCGCGTACGGGGCATCAGCGTAACACCCGGTACCGCTGCCGGTACTTTTTCATTGTTAGATGGTGGAGCAACTGGCCGTACTGCGATAGGCCCTGTTGTAACTAACGCTAACGCCCCATCGTTTTATATTGATATTCCGGGCGAGGGTGTTTTGTTTACATCAGATGTATACGTCACCATTTCTAACGTTTCTATTACCATTTTCTACGGATAAAATCATGCGTAAAAAAGCTCAAGCTCCAACAATGAACCAGCGTGCAATGGCTGCAGCGCAACAAGCTGCTATGGCACAAAGACAAATGGCTCCAGCAGGTGCTGCGCCTCAAGGTCCTATGGATGCCGGTGGTGATGGCGCAGGAATGAAGAAAGGTGGTGCTATGAAAAAGATGAAAAAAGGTGGTATGGCCGCATACGAGCGTTCTGAAGCCGACAAAAAGAAAGATCGTGAAGGCGCTAAGAAACGTGGTATGACCGTTAAACAGTACGAAAAAACCGCTGAAGATGAACGCGAAGATAAGAAAGAAGCTAAGCGTTTAGGCTATATGAAAAAAGGCGGTAACGTTAAAAAATATGCACGCGGTGGTGGCATTGAAATCCGCGGCAAAACTCGTGGACGTATTATCTAATGCCTCGCCAACCACTAAACGCTACGATTAGTATATTAGCTCCGGACGTATTGCCCCCTGCAGGTACGCAGTCTCCTTACGGACCTAATATGGCATCAGCTCCTATGCCCCAAACACCTTCTGCGCCTAGTATGTTTCAGGCTAAAAAAGGTGGCAAAGTTAAAGCCAAAAAGAAAAAAATGGCTATGGGCGGTAACGTAAGAGGTGGTGGTATTGAGCGTAAAGGTAAAACACGGGGGCGTTTTGTATGAGCGCTCCTCGCTTATCTGTGAAGAAAGGCGATAAGTTACCTGTGTCAAAAGGCGCAGGTTTAACTGCGAAGGGTCGTGCTAAATATAATAAAGCTACAGGAAGTAATCTGAAAGCCCCAGCACCGCACCCTAAAACAGAAAAGGATGCAGCTAGACGTAAAAGCTTTTGTGCTCGTATGTCTGGTATGCCGGGACCGATGAAAGACTCTAAAGGGCGGCCCACTAGGAAAGCCGCGAGCCTAAAACGTTGGAATTGTAAATGAGGGTAGATATGGAAATACAATTAATAATAAACGGAGCATTCGGAGTGATTTTTGTAGGATTAGGCTGGTTTTTAAAAGGTATTTCCGACGCAGTTAGAGATTTACAATCGGCAGATAAAGAACTTACTGATAAAGTAAGTAAGATTGAGATTCTAGTTGCGGGAGAGTATGTAAAAGTAGACAAGTTCGATCAAATGGTTAATGCAATTTTTGCCAAGTTAGATCGCATCGAAGAAAAACTAAGTCAAAAGGCAGATAAATAATGGCTAAAAAGAATTGGATTTCTGATGCAATTAAAAAACCCGGGGCTTTACGTAAAGAACTCGGTGTTAAAGAGGGTGAAAAAATCCCAAAAGCTAAGCTGTCTAAAGCTGCTAAATCCTCTGGTACTTTAGGTAAACGCGCTAGACTTGCCGAAACATTAGAAGGTCTTCGTAAAAAGAAGAAATAATAAATGGCTAATACTACGACAGGCACCACGCTATTTAATCCAGATCTCAACGAGCTAATGGAAGAAGCCTTTGAGCGCGCAGGGCTTGAGATGCGTTCAGGGTATGACTTGCGCACTGGTCGTAGAAGTTTGAATTTCTTGTTAGGCGAATGGGCCAACCGGGGTATTAATCTTTGGACTGTTCAGGAAGGAGATATTATTCTTCAGACTGGTGTATCCACATATGATCTGCCTGCGGACACAGTAGATTTAATTGAACACGTTATTAGAACTAACGCTAATAACCCAGAAACGCAACAAGATATTAGTATTTCTCGTATTTCTGTTTCTACTTATTCCCAAATACCTAACAAGACAACGCAAGGACGTCCTGTTCAAGTTTGGATTAATAGACAATCAGGACAAAATTATCCTGCTGGTACTGGAGATTACAACCCTCAAATTGTTGTTTGGCCTACACCTGATGCAACGCAACAATGGATATTTCATTATTGGAGATTGCGTAGACTTCAAGATGCGGGTAATGGTTTAAACGTACAAGATATACCGTTTCGTTTTCAAGAAGCTCTTGTTTCTGGTTTAGCTTATAAGCTTGCGCTTAAACAACCAGATGCTAACCCACAACGAGTAGTTGGGCTTAAACAAATGTATGATGAAGCATGGATGTTAGCTTCTGAAGAAGATCGTGAAAAAGCACCGGTTAGGTTTGTCCCTCGTAATTTATTTACTGGGAGATACTAATGTCTACTAGATTTGCTAGCGCCCGCCATTCTATATCACAATGCGATGTGTGTGGACAGCGCTATAAATTATTAGACCTTAAACCAGTAGTTATTAAAACTAAGGTTACGAATATTCTTGCATGCCCTGAATGTTGGGATCCCGATCATCCACAATTAATGATTGGGATGTATCCAATTAATGATCCTATAGCGGTACGTAATCCTAGACCAGACATTAGCTTAAGCTATGGTGATACGCCCGTAACATCTTTAGCAGTACAATGGAGTTGGAATCCTGTTGGGTTGGCGGGCGATATGTTTGGCTATGTACAAAATACGCTTGTAGGACAGGGCACAGTTAACAGCGTTACTATTAGTAACTAAGGAGATTTAAATGGCACGTAAAGAAGATGGCGTTGCAAAAAAAGGTAAAACTAAAGCTACCGGTGCGGTACCTTCCGGATCTGAAGTTGGTATTCAAAACGGCGGTAAAAAATCTACCGGCGTTGAACAAGACAAGATGAAAGCTGTTGGCCGTAATATGGCTAAATTAGCTTTTGAAAAAGGAGGCGCATAATGGCTGGTAAAAATAATAAACCTGCTGAAGCTTACGCTAAACCCCATACAATGGATGGCAAACCTGTAGCTATTACTGAAGCAGTTAAAGGTGAATCTTATAAAATTCCTAAAACACTTCGTGGTGTTTATGTTGATGAACGCGAAGATAAACCAAAAGAAACTGTACAACGCGGTAAAGGTGCAGCCACTAAAGGGTTTACTTCCAGAGGACCAATGGGTTAATAGATGAATTACGCACAGCTTTGGGAAGCCATACAACAGTATAGCGAAAACTACGAAACTTCTTTTGTAGCTAATATTCCTACTTTTGTTATACAAGCAGAAGATCATGTATATAACAAAATAAATATCCCATCGCTTAGAAAAAATGTTACCGGTAATTTAACAGCGTCTAATCCATACTTATCTTTACCGTTTGACTGGTTAGCAACATATTCCTTAGCCATTATAGATGGCTCAGGTAACTACTATTACGCACTTAATAAAGACGTTAGTTTTTTAAGAGAGTCGTTTCCTAACCCAAATAACTTAGGGCTACCAACGCATTACGCGGTGTTTGGATCTCAGTTTTCAAATACTAATGAAATGGCTTTAATTGTAGGCCCAACACCAGATCAAAGCTATAACGTAGAGCTTCATTATTTTTATTACCCTCCCACTATTGTTCAGGGCGTTATTACTACAGTTAACATTACTAATGCCGGCACTATGTATACCAATGGTATTTATTCAAATGTACCTATTACTGGTGGTTCGGGACAAAATGCTACTGCAACAATAACTATTACAAACACAGCAGTGGCTAGTGTAACCATTACTAATGGGGGTAATTTTTATGCTGTTGGTGATGCTCTTAGCTTCTCTGCTAGCTCTATTGGCGCTGGGACTGGTGGCAGTTTTACTATGCAGGTGACTGGAGTTTCTAACGCTACGGGAACTAGCTGGATTGGTGATAATTACGATCCAGTACTACTTTATGGTGCCTTGCGTGAAGCCGCAGTTTATATGCGTCAAGAAGTAGACATTATTCAGAATTATGAAAATAAGTTTCAAGAAGCTTTAGCAGATCTTAAACGCTTATGTGACGGCTTAGATCAAGGTGACTTCTATAGAAACGGGCAGCTTAAACTTAATGTTGCTCCTAAAGGTAGAACGGTAGGTTAATAAATGGCTATATCGCAAACACAGTGCACGGTATTTAAAAAGAACCTTTTAAGTGGTTTGGAGAATTTTACCGCTACTAGCCCATATATTTATAAATTAGCTCTGTATAATTACAATGCAAATTTAGATAATACAACTACGGCGTATACAACTGTAGGGGAAATAACGGGCTCTGGCTATACAGCTGGGGGGTTGCCACTAACAATAATACCCGTTGCTGAAGACTTTACAGCTAATGCTGCATACGTATCTTTTCAAAACGTTACTTGGACTAACGCTTCTTTTTCAACTGTAGCAGGACTTATTTATAACTCCACTACAGGATCTGCAGTTTGTGTTTTAAATTTTGGTGCCATTCGTGTTGCTAGTGGCAATTTTACAGTACAGTTCCCGCAATTTACTGCGCAAACTGCGGTATTAGGGATAAGTTAGGAGATTAATATGATTCAAAAAGAAAAAGGAAGTTGTGGTGATATAGCTGTAGCTACTTATCAGGCTAACGCTATTACCAATGAAGAAATGGGCGTACATGGTTTTTATCAAGTAGTATGTCGAGATGCACAAGGTAATATTAAGTGGGAAGAAGAATTCCCTAACTTAGTAGTTGCTGTTGGTAAACAGTTAATGCTTGATACGTTATTAAAAGGCGTTACTTATTCAGTAACTGGGCCATACTTAGGCTTAATTTCTGGTTCTACCAATACCTTTGCGGCGACTGACACAATGACTTCCCATCCCGGATGGACAGAATTTATTAACTATACTGTTGGGGGGTCTGCTGTTCGTGGTACCGCAGTATTTGGTTCATCTACGTCTACTGGTACAAGCCCAAGTAACATTACAACTTCATTAGCATCTTCAATTACATTTACTATTACAGGTGCTGGTGGTGTTGTTGGTGGTTGCTTCTTGGTATTAGGCTCCGGTGCAACTAATGCTCAAAGTAGTACAGCTGGTACTTTATATTCCGCTGGTGAGTTTTCAACTCCAAAAACAACGACTTCTGGGGATACAGTAAGCGTTACTTACGCTACGACAGCTACTTCTTAAGGAGCTTTAAATGGCATTAAAAATTGCCGATAGAGTATTAGAAACTACTAGTACAAGTGGCACAGGTACTTTATCGCTTGGTGGCCCTGTTAATGGCTATCAGAGTTTTATTACTGGGGTAGGTTCTGGTAATACTACTTTTTATACTATTTACGATCAGACAGCTCAAGTTTGGGAAGTAGGTATTGGTACTGTTACAGCTGGAACACCAAATACTTTAAGCAGGAGTATAGTATTATCTAACTCTTCTGGCACAACCTCTCCTATTTCGTTAGCTGGAAATTCTGCTAGTGTTTGGGTTGATTATCCTGCTGAAAAAGCTACATACTTAGATGCTAGCGGCAATGTTAGCCCATTAGGTACTATTACTTCTGGGGTATGGAACGGGTCAATTATTCCTACACTTTATGGTGGTACCGGTACTAATACTTCGACTGGGCCTAACTCAGTTGTATTGAGAGACGCATTTAATAATATAACTGCAAATAACTTTAATGCATCTATAGCAGTAACTACAAGTTCAGGTGGTACTATAGTTTTAACTGAAGGGTCTGCTTATTATCAAAAATTAACCGGTACTACTACTGAGACTTATCAATTACCACAAGCTAATTTGATTCCTAGTGGCCTAGCCTTTATATTTGATAATGACTCCACAGGCACTTTAACAGTTATTGATAACGCATCTAGTACAATACAAACGCTACAAGCTGGTGAAATAGCATACATATATCTTGAAGACAATTCTACTAGTGCGGGTACTTGGGGTAACTATGGGCTACTTCCAAACCAGTTTCAGTTTTCTACTACGTCTGCATCATTTGGCAATACGCCAATCATTAATGCTACATGGAACGGAAACCCTATTGCTTATAACTATGGCGGCACAGGGTTAACTACTTTTAGTGCAGCTAACTACGCACTTTACTCTACGTCTCCTACTACTTTAACCGCTGGTACACTACCTGTAGCCGCAGGTGGCACGGGTGCTACTTCATTAACTGGGTATGTTTATGGTAATGGTACTGGGCCTTTCACAGCTTCTACCACAGTCCCCGGGTCTGTTATTACTGGAGACATATCTGGTAATGCTACGAATATTACTTCATACCCACTTAATCAAAGCGTAGCGACAAGTGCAAGTCCTACTTTTGCGGCATTAACAACTACTAATAATTTAATTGTAAATGGTACGCTTTATGATGGTTCTAATACAGCCTATTATATAAAACCAAGTGGTTTATCTAACCTATCATCTCTTGATGTAGGCGGATCTCCTGTAGTAACAAATAATGGTGGTACTTATGGAATTAACATAAGTGGTTATGCAGATCATTTATTTATAAATGGTTCAAACGCAAGTAGTACATGGAATTGGGCAGGACAAGGCGGGCAACCATCATGGTTATGGGGTTCTAATGATGGCACCAATATGTATGTATGGAATCCGTCAAATTTTAATGTTAATTATGCTAATACTGCTGGTAATGGAGTTACTGTTACTGGCGGTTCGCCACCTTATTATGGTGCAAGAGCTTGGGTTAATTTTTATGGTAATGGAGCGTCAATTAGAGGATCTGTTAATGTATCAAGCATATCAAGAACTACGACTGGGGGTTACACAGTTTATTTTTCAACAAATATGCCGGATACAAACTTTTGTGCTGTAACAGGTATTGGTGTTGATACTAGTTATAGTGGATATTGGACAATAGCTAAAGTTTATGGTTTTGCCGTAAACTATGTCCAAATAGAAAGCCAATCTGGTGGTAACGCTTATGATTCTAATTATATTGGGGTAGCAATTTTTAGATAGAGGAAAAAATGAGTAAGATTATTGTTTATAATCATTTAGACGGCCATGTAATTGTTAATTACCCAACCGGAGAAGTTCCTTTGGAACAAGTATTAGAAAGAGACATTCCTTCTAATACTCAATATTACATATTAGACAAAACAGAATTACCAACAGGATCTGATGACAATTTTTTTGAAAGTTGGGAATTAAATAACGGAAAAATAGTTGTTAATATTAATAAAGCTATACAAATGGCTCAATCAAGATTAAATAATTTAGCCTATGAGGAATCTAAACATAGGTCAGCAAAATTATCTATTGGCTTACAAAATGTTCTTAATGATAATGATTGGATAAACTTATTAAATACATCAAGAGCTAATATTTCATCATCAACTACTACAACATCTTTACTTTTAGCTATTCAAATACTACAAAATACTATACAAGAAAATGCTTTATAAGGAATAAAAAAATGGAAGGCCAATTATTATTTGATATAGCGGTAGGGATTTCTGGTTTTTTACTTTCATGGGTATTAAAAACTATTTGGGATTCTATTAAAGATCTTTATAATACCGATAAAGAATTGGCGGACAAGGTTTCACATATTGAAGTGCTTGTGGCTGGTAACTATGTTAAAACAGATAAGTTTGACCAAGTAGTCGCAAGAATATTTGATAAGCTAGATAAAATCGAAATGAAAATTGATAATAAGGTTGATAAATGACACCTAGCCAAAGTTGCTATGATCTAATTAAAGAATGTGAGGGGTGGAGATATGCTCGTTTATAATGGAACTGAATTAAATCATTGGCGAGAAGAATATCAAGGTAGCGAACAAATGCAATGTTTTCTACATTTTGTAGATGCTAACGGGCCTTACGCTGATTACAAATATGACAACAGACCTATGGTAGGTTTAAGTAGATAGTATGTTTGGGTTAATTACCATATCTCAGACGCCGTTTGCTGTTAGCTCCACTAACAATGCTTATTTTTTTACGCTTACTGAAAATATTACTTCTTTAGACTCATCTACACAAACTAGTACTTTTTTAGAATCTCAAACAGAAAGCTTTGTTGCAGCTGATTTTAATTCAGAAGCTGGGGTATTTATAGAAAGTTTTACAGATAATATTGGCAGTGCAGATAGCAGTACGCAAACAAGCACATTCTTAGAAAGTCAAACTGAAAACTTAACTTCTCAAGATACAGAAACAATAGCTGCGCAATTTACAGAGTCGCAAACTGAAAACATAACAAGTACAGACACACCTACATCGTACTTTGCGGCTAGAGAGAGTTTAACAGAGTCAGGGTCAGTTGCAGACACAGCAAGTACTTTATATGCATTTTTAGAGTCACTAACAGAAGCTATTTCTAGTGCGGAGTCCGATTCAATTACAGCTCAATTTAGTACGACGTTAACAGAAAATGTATATAGCTTAGACGAATTGACCGCTTTAGCTGAGTTTGCTGAGAGCATTGCCGAAAACTTAACACCTTTAGATGTATTTACTATTGTATCAGTATTTGATTTTTCCTTAACTGAAGCCCTTGCATCAGGTGATACAGAAACAATAGCCGCACAATTTGCTACTACTATTGCAGAAAACTATACTGCTACTGACATAAAAACAATTAAAGCAGCCTTTTTAGAATTTATCTATGAAAACCAAGTACTTGTAGATAAGCTAGACTTTTACGGTTGGGTGCGAATTAATGACACACAAAGCACCACTTGGAATACAATAAACGATATACAAAATCCAAATTGGGTTACAATAAATAATACCCAATAAATCAAGGAGTTAACATGGCTTCCACGTACTCACCATCACTTAAGCTCGAGTTAATGGGCAACGGCGACCAAGCTGGTACTTGGGGCCAAACAACAAATAATAACCTAGGAACGCTTTTAGAACAAGCTATTACTGGGGTGCAGACTATTACTCTGCTAGACGCAGATCACACGCTAACTAATTTAAACGGTACAGCCGACGAAGCCCGTAACGCAGTTTTGGTCATTAATGGTACAACAAGCGCCATACGTAACATTATTGCACCAACTGGGCAGAATAAAACCTATGTTATTACAAACGCAACAACCGGTGGGTTCGGTGTAACGGTTAAAACTGCTATCGGAGCGGGTATTACTGTGCCTTATGGTGCGACACAGATTGTCTATACGGATGGTACTAACTTCTATCTAGCCGCCTCTCAAACTAATGTAGCAGCTGGCACTGGGATCAGCGTCTCAACGGTAGGTACAACGGCTACCGTGTCTAACACGGGTATAGTGACAGCATCAGCTGGCACGGGCATATCTACTTCGCTAACAGGAACTAACTTAGCCATAGCTAATACCGGCGTAACATCAATAACAGGTACGGCTAACCAAGTAACGGCATCAGCAAGCACGGGTGGGGTAACACTAAGCTTGCCTTCTACAATTAATGTCAACATCTCAGGTAACGCTGCTACTGCGACTAATGCGACTAATGCGACTAATGCAACAACGGCTAGTAATGCTAATGCTTTGGGTGGGGTAGCTCCTAGTGGGTATGTGCAAAATAATGGTAATACTTATAGTATTAACATTACAGGCTCAGCAGGCTCAGCAGGCTCAGCAGGCTCCATAAATAATGGTGGTGGTTTGCAAAATATGACTGGGCTTAATATAGGCTCGTTGGTAACAGCGAGTTTCTCTGTTCCAATAAATACTAATATAGGAACAATAAATATAAATTCAGGAGTTAGTGGCGGATATATTTCATATATTTATAGTTATAATTACCAATTATTTGTCGGGTGTCCGTGTTACCACTCCTATAATGCAAATTCTGGAACCCTTCCCGGTGCGTGGCGTTTTTTAGGGGGGAGTGGTCCTAGTCAACTGTGGGTTAGATATGCTTAAAATTTAATAAGGGGTTAAAAATGTTAACTATTATATCAGCAAGAAATCCAGTTTATTCAAATGCAGACGGTACAGGTATTAATTTATTTGTAACTTTTAAAGAATTAGAAGGTGAACATCATTTTCATGCTGTTCCTAACGATATTTATCAGCATACAACAGATTTATACAACAATGCTAAAGCAGGTTTATATGGCCCAATAGGTGCTTATGCTCCACCCAATACTCCAGCACCTGCAAACCAACAACCAACATCGACTGGAACTTTAAAAGTTTAATATGGCTATCTACCCCGGAAGCATTCCTGAGTTTCGTATTCTTTTAAAGAAAGATAATACTTGGGTTATGCAAATTAGATACATAAAAGATGATGTTGGATATAAGTCAGATTGGTTTGATGTACCTGTTATAAAGGAAGGATAATTATGGTTACTCATAAACCTCCTGCTCACACTTTTAATTATGATGGTGCTATAATAAATATTTATCATGCTAACAAAGGCGAAGGATTACCTCAACATTCCCACGCTTATTCTCACGCTACATTTTGTACTGCTGGTTCATGTATAGTTCGAACTGAAAAAGGCGGAGATTTTGTTGTTGATAAAAACCATCAACCATTAGATTTATCTGCTGGTAATTGGCACGAAATAGAGGCGTTAGAAGATAACACAGTATTCATTAATGTATTCGCTGAAGGTAAGTATTAAAAGGAGCTTAACATGTCTTGGTTAGAACAGATTGCGCCTACAATCGCTACAGCACTTGGTGGCCCTTTGGGCGGGTTAGCTTACGAAGTAGTCAGTAAAGTACTGGGCGTTCAGCCTGACGAAGCTAAAACCATGTTAGAAACCGGTAAGCTATCTTCCGATCAGATTGCTCAAGTAAAACAAGCTGAAATTGAACTCAAAAAAACAGAGGAAACGCTTGGGTTAGATTTTGCGTCACTCGCAGAAAAAGATCGTGAGTCAGCTAGGAATATGCAGGCAACTACTAAATCTTGGATACCCGGATTCTTGGCTATTTTTATTACCGCAGGATTCTTTGGAATATTGATAGCGCTTATGTATGGGCAGGTGCAGAAAGGTAATGAAATAATGATTATGCTAGGCTCACTTGGTACTGCATGGGCTGGTGTTGTAACGTTCTATTTTGGGAGTTCTGCTAGCAGTCAGAGCAAAGATGCAACAATCCACAACTTGAGTAAATAATTATGACACCTAACGAAAAAGCATTTCTTGACATGATCGCAATAAGCGAGGGGACCTATGGAAAAGGTGACGATGGATACAACGTATTGGTTGGAGGTAAGCTCTTTGATGGTTATAGCGAGCATCCCAATATACTGGTTGACCTTGGGCATGGACTTAAATCGACAGCTGCTGGAAGGTACCAACTTTTATACCGCTATTGGGTCGCATACAAACAACTCTTAAACTTACCGGATTTCGGGCATGACTCACAAGATAAAATAGCACTTCAACAAATAAAAGAGCGTGGTGCACTACAAGATGTAAATGATGGTAATATTGAGTCAGCAATTCATAAATGCGCAAATATTTGGGCGTCGCTTCCCGGTAATGATTATGGCCAACACCAGAATAGTCTAACGGCTCTGGTTGAAGCCTATAACAATATGGGTGGATTAAGTGCCTCTTCAGAAAATTCAACTGAGACCCGGGCTTAATAGGGAAGGAACAAACTACGCCAACGAAGGGGGCTGGTTTGACGGGGATAAAATTCGATTTCGTTCTGGCTACCCTGAAAAGATTGGTGGCTGGACTCGCTATTCTAATAATACTTATTTGGGGACTTGTCGCGCTCTATGGACATGGGCTGATCAGAATGGACAAGGCAACTACATTGGCGTAGGTACTACTTATAAATATTATATTAGTGAGGGTGGTTACTATTATGACGTAACCCCTATTTACCATACAAGCACACTAACTAATGCCATTACAGCCACAAACGGTTCTTCTTATATCACTATTACTGATGGGAATTATTCTCCTAATGTGGGTGATTTTATTCTCATAAGTGGCGCTACATCGCTTGGCGGTAATATAACAGCCACCGTTTTAAATCAAGAATTTCAAGTAACTTCAGTACTAACATCAACGCAGTATCAAGTTAATGTTGGTGTAACAGCGAATACACTTGATACTGGCAACGGTGGTGCAATAACAGTTCAGTATGAATACCCAATCGGCCTTGATGTTTACACAACAGGTAACGGTTGGGGTGCGGGCCCTTGGGGTGGAGGTACAACAGAAGGGTGGGGGCAATCAGCGGCTGTCGGTATTGGTGAACAGCTACGCCTTTGGTCCAATGACAACTTTGGCGCTGATCTTGTTATCGCACCTCGCGGCGGCCAAATAGCTTACTGGGCGGATAGCGCAGGTGTTAATGCTAGAGCTATTCTTTTAAGTACGCTAGCAACAAGTTCAGGCTACCAAGGTGCGTATGTTCCAAGTCAAACTAACCAAGTGTTAGTTTCTCCTATTCAGCAGTTTTTAGTTGCACTTGGATCAAACTCTTATATTCCCGGTACGCCTACATCGCCGTTTAACCCAATGCTAGTGCGTTGGTCAGATCAAGCAAACCCCTATCAGTGGGTACCCGCAGTTACAAACCAGTCAGGTGAATTTCAGCTGTCTAACGGCTCTATTATTATGGGCGGCGTTGCCACGCGAGTTGAAAACTTAATCTGGACAGATTCTGCTTTATATTCAATGCAGTACGTGGGGTTTCCTTACATTTGGAGTTTTAATATTTTGATGGACAATATCTCCATCATAGCGCCTAAAGCCATGATAACGGTTAACAACGTTACCTATTGGATGGGGCGTGATAAGTTTTATATGTATACAGGTACCGTTCAGACACTACCGTGCTCTGTTAGACAGTACATATTTGACGATATTAATACTGCGCAGGCTTATCAAATATTTGCTGCAGCTAACGAAGCTTATAATGAAGTCTGGTGGTTTTATGTTAGTCAATCTGGTGATGGTACTGTAATTAACAAATATGTTATGTATAACTATCTTGATCGGGTTTGGGCTTATGGCTCCCTTACGCGCACTGCGTGGATTGACTCTGGTATACAGCCTTACCCTATCGCAGCTTACAACAACTTGTTGCTGTATCATGAGAATGGTGTAGACGATGTATCAGGTTTAACTCCTGTTCCCATTTCAGCCTATGTTCAGTCTTCTGATTTTGATATAGGTTCGGGAGATCGTTTTAGTTTTGTTTGGCGTATGTTGCCGGATGTTACTTTTATGGGCTCAACAGTAAATAACCCAAGTGTAACTATGACTTTATACCCACGTCAAAACTCAGGTTCTGCTTATGGTACTGGGTATAGCAACAATGTAATTAGTGGAAATAACTATACGCAAGCTCCCGAGTACACTATAGAGCAGTTTACGGGTCAAGTTTATACCCGTGTTCGCGGGCGGCAACTTTCTATAAAAGTATCTTCTAATACTCTGGGCTCTAATTGGCAGCTTGGGGTGCCTAGACTCGATCTCAAACCGGATGGCCGCAGATGAGTTCACAACGTCTACGCCCAACTATTGCGCCTAACTTACCAATCCCTGCGGTTGAGTATGATCAGCAGTATTTTAATATGCTCACTAACGCGTTACGTCTTTATTTTAGGCAAAACGACAGTGATTGGGCAGCTGTAACTGGGCAAGACGGAGGCCGGTTTTTACAGTTTCCTTTTATAGATTTATCAGGTACCGTAACGCAGACTTTAGCTGCCGCTAATACGCCTACAGTAATTACGTTTAATACTATTGAAGATTCCGAAAGTCTTACATTTTCAACTCCTAGCCGCGTAGTTGCACAATATACCGCTAAATATAACGTTCAATATAGTATTCAATTCCAAAATACAGACACGTCTATTCATAATGCTGATGTCTGGGTTCGCGTTAATGGAGTAGACGTAGCGAGATCCGGTTTTGAGTGGGCTATTATAAGTAGTCACGGGGGTATTCCGGGGTATGTTGTCGGGGCTGCCAACTTTTTTGTAACGTTAAATGCAGGGGATTATGTTGAGTTATGGTGGGCTTCTGATTCAACGCTTGTCTCATTACTAGCACAACCTGCGCAAACAACACCTTTTACTATGCCTGCTATACCTGCGGCAGTGTTGACTGTTAACTTTGTTTCTGTTGTTTAACTATTTAAAATATAAGGGTTTAGTGGTACATTAACACTAACTAAAGAGGTTAACTATGGGCTTTCTAAATTCACTTTTACCTGTTGTTGGCGGCGCTGCACTTGACGCCTTATCTGGCGGTGCTTTAACACCTATCGAAGCAGGTTTAATTACTGGTGGTTTAGGATACGCTGCCACTGGAAACCTTGGAAAAGGTGTTATGGCTGGCCTTGGCGGTTACGGTGGTTACGGACTAGGCCAAGGGTTACTAGATGCAGGTGCAGGCGGCATAGCAAGTGCTCTGCCCGGTGCGGGAACTGATATGGCGTCTAGCGCCTTACCAGATACAAGTGCTGCTGGTATTAGTAATAATGTTATGAATACGTTAGGGTCTCCTGCAAGTGCTGGAAGTATTATGGGATCCTCCCCCACCACAAGCATGAATGCAGCAACGGGCATGCTAGATCCTGCAACCAATTCAGTAGCTGCTACAGCGCCTATTAATACCGCAAGTTCAATGGCAGCAAATACAGCATCTAATGCAGCCAATCAGTCGTTTATGCAGAACTTACAGCAAATGGGTGCTGGTGCTCAAAACATAGCAAACCCGTTGGGTTTTGCTAAAGACAATTTAAGATACATTGGAGCTGCGGGCATACCGTTACTTGCTGCAAGTAATCAGTCTCAAATCCCCGGGCAAAATCCCGGCATGATTCGCCCTTGGACGTTTAACCAAACAGCTAATCCTAATTTTGGGCAACCCGGCCAAGCATATTTTAATCAATCATGGACAGCAGGCACACCGTACTCAGCCGCTAACGGTGGTCAAGTGCCGCAATCTAACAGTTCTGGACTTGGGGCTGTTCTGGCACAAAACACCATGTATCCACAAAGCCAGCAAAACGTACCTCGCTATAATTACAGCGGCGAGCAAACCGTGGCTTCAATGGCCGATGGCGGGATTGCTAGCGCTTACGCAAACCTGCAACCAGTAGATCCTCAAACGCAAGAGTATTACAATCAAATGGGATCTAATACTCAGCAACAAATGGCACAGATGTATGGTGCTATGGGTGCTCCACAAGGTTACGCCCACGGCGGTAACTTAGGTGGCTACTCTGACGGCGGTCAGTTATTAAAAGGCCCCGGTGATGGCGTAAGCGATTCAATCCCTGCGTCCATCGAAGGTCGTCGCCCAGCTCGTTTAGCTACAGGCGAGTTTGTAGTGCCAGCGCGTATTGTGTCTGAGTTAGGTAATGGCTCAACCGATGCCGGCGCACAAAGACTATACGCTATGATGGCCAAAGTTCAGCAAGCCCGTCGTAAGACAATGGGTAAAGATAAGTTTGCTGAAGATACTAATGCGGCTAAATACTTGCCAGCATGAACTATATAATTTCACATATACCTAAAGGCTACTTACATACAGTTTTGTATCGTTTTTTAGGAGCGCTTGATGCGCTACAAATTGTTAATAAAGATGCTTTGTTAGAAAAATTGTTTACTGAAAAAAGCTCTTTATGGGCAGTTACATTAGATCCTACTTTTGCCACGATTAACGCATACTTCACAACAGTAATAAAAGAATACCCTGAAGGTAAAAAACTGTTTGTAGATTTTATAACTGCAGATTTATATAACAAAGAATTACTAGATCAAATACAGCAGTTATTAAGTAATTACATTGAAGATGCAGGTTGTGTTTCTTTTGAGTTTGGCCAGCCACCAGCGCTAGAGAACTCTTATGAAAAAGAAGAGCGTAACGGCATTACTTATGAAGTAACAAGTTTTACTAATTTAATGTCTCATGCGCAGCATTTGTTTCCTAAACATTTTGAGGAAGTTGCTGCGGATAAAGATAAAATTAAACTTAATGTACATTTGGAAGGATATTATTGGTTTGAGCAGCACCACCAACTGCACGTTATAGTTTGTAAAAAAGGTTCTGAGTTAATTGGATACTTTATTGGTATAGTGCGCCCACACTTGCACTATAAAAATAGTTTAACCGCCTACACAGATATTTTTTATATTAATCCAGAATATCGTAAAGGCCGTGCTGGCATTAATCTTTTTAAGTATGCAGAAAAAACGTTGTGGCATCGCGGTGTACAACGCATATACATGGGAACAAAATTAAAACTTGATATAGGGCCTATATTAGATCGTTTAGGTTACAACCCTATAGAACGAATTTATACAAAGGTTAAATCATGAAAGATTATTCCAGACTAAAACTATATGCGTTGGGCGAGCCGTTAGGTGATAGCGCTACTCGTAAAGTAGGTAATCGAACTATCTACGGTTTTGGTGGCGGCAGTAGCAGCAGTCCACAGGCGGCATCAACCACTAATAACGTGCTTGCTCAGTACGCTGCCCCATACGCACAGAACTTATTGGGACAAGCTTCTGCACTAACACAAACACCATATCAGCAATATAATGGCCCCTCACAAGTTGGTGCCCCCGGGCAGTCTTCGCAGACTTATGCCAACGGACAAGTTGCAGGGTCTACTGCGCTACAGAACCAAGCATATGGCAATATCGCCAACATGCAGGTTGCCCCCCAGATTGGGCAAGGTACTAATGTTGCCAATACAGCTTCCAATACAGCGCTAGGCTATGGATCTGTGGGTGCAGGACTTGGGTTAGGCGGTTTAGGTTACGGTGCTGGAGCAGCTGGTTACGGTGCACAAGGTGCACAGATTGGGCAGAACGTAGCTAACATGTCTACAAATCCAGCAGCGGTTCAAGCTTATATGAATCCTTATTTGCAAACATCCCTTGCACCTCAACTGCAGTTACTTAATCAGCAGTACGGGATAGCTGGTCAGCAAGAGCAGGGAGCCGCAACACAAGCTGGTGCCTTTGGTGGTAGTCGTGAAGCGTTAATGAACTCGCTTAACTCACAAAACCAGATGCTTGCACAAAACCAGCTAGTAGGTAATGCATATAATACTGCCTTTAATAATGCGCAGAATCAGATGAACCAAGCAGCATCGCTTGGTTTGCAAGGTACTGCACAGGGCATGGCAGGACAACAAGCAGGACTGCAGGGTATTAATACAGCGCTACAAGGTGCCGGCGTAGGTCTGCAAGGAGCAGGTACTGCACTGCAAGGGGCCAACACACTTGGCGCTCTGGGACAAAACCAATACACGCAGAATGCTGGTATTACTCAAGCTCAATTAACAGCCGGTACACAACAGCAAGCGCTTAATCAGCAGATTGCCAATACGTTGTATGGTAGCTACGCTAACCAGTTAAACCAACCTTATAACCAGCTTGGCTTTATGTCTAGCATTTTGCAAGGCTTACC